CCCTACTTCTACGGCGGCGGTATATATATCTTAAGCTATTCTTAAGCCTATGACTTCGTAGGTAAATATTCCGCCATCGTTTAGAGAGATATATTTTAGCCTCTGGTATATACGCTATAGGGACGCTATGGATAATATTACACGGATGACTGGAGAAAATAGATAAACGACAGAGATGGGGAGAAGTAAAAAACGCAGAGAATTACAGCGTTTCATGGAAAAACTATGCAAATCGTGCGGCGGAATTTACGGCGGGCCGTGTAGATTTTCGGAGACGTAGACCGGGACGGCTGCGGAGCGGCTGCAGAGGCGGAGCGGAGAGAGGGAGCAAAGCACCGGACGGCGGAGCGGAGAGAGGGGCGGAGAGGCGGAGCGGTGCGGTTTTTAATCGGCGATTATGGAAGAACGCTGTATTATCAATGCTTTGCTGGCTTGCTGTGCCCTAACTGTGACCGATTCGGTGCGGACAGCGCAGCGCGGGCCAATTCCCCGCCGCCGTGTACGGTATCGCGGGCGGCAGATTTCTACGGAACGCAGTGTAGAAACTTGGAGGGGTAGCGGAAAAATGGGGGGCCGGTCGGGGGACGGGGTGAAGGATATATACTCCCATGCTCTAACCCAATACGGGTAGCGGAAAAACACCGCACTCCCATTTCCGTTTTCCGTCTGCGAAATATTACAAGCGAAAACAAACAGTCCTTTCCCGACGGCGGATAGTGTGTCAAGCATTATTTACCGTTGGGACTTTTTTGTACCCGTGAAAGTCCGGGTAATCCGTGGTATGAATAGCGAAAGCAATGGGACGAGATATTCTTTTGCTTCATAGCCCTCTCATGTACCCCGGTCTTTCGCCATGTTTGGCCGGGGCGTATGAGGGAGAGAAGGGAGTGGCGAAGATGGACAAGCGCAGAGTGAAGAAGGGCGAAGAAGGCTACTTTGAGCGGAACACGGAAGCCGCTCACAAGGCTGCGGCGTTATCTCATGCGATTTTCCAAGACGCAGACGAGTTCAATGCGACGGCGGAGAAATACTTCGCTGCGTGCGACGAGCGAGGCGAGCTGTACGGAGAAGCGGGACTTTGCATCGGGCTGTCGAAGAATCATCCGCGGAAGAAGACCGTGACGCTCAGGAAGCTGCGTGAGATGTACGACGACGACGAGAAGCCGGAGCTGCAGGAGGCTGTGCAGATGGCGTACCTGCGAATCCAGCAGCAGATTGAGACGGACGCCCGGTATCAGGAGAAGGGCGGCATGGCGACGCGAGGAATCTTCCTGCAGAAGCAGAAGCGCTTCGGCGGGTATCAGGACAAGATTGAACAGAAGACGGACACTGTCGTCACGATTGTCCACGGCAGCAGCGTAGACGACAGCGACTTCAAGTGAGAGGAACGAGAGGGCGACATGGACATTCTGTTGGCGGTATGCGTTGTACTGCTGCTGCTGATTTCCGCTGCGGACTTCGGGCTTACGCTGTTTCTGGCGTGGCGGCCGATGGAGAGACGCAGGGAGGAGCGGACAGAGGCGAAGGTTGAGGAGGCGTCCAACGGAGACGCAGAGCGGAAGATGGACGAAGGCTTTCAGAACATCATGATGTACGGCGGAAGCCTTGCGGAGTTCATGGGCCGAAAGGACGAATAAATGGCTATCAACAAGACAGTGCAGGCGGTCTACGACAAGGCCATCTACCTGATTAACGAACAGAACGAGAACACCGGGAACACACAGGGGCAGGAGACGCTGGAGTATCGCTCCCGCACAATCGGCATCCTGAACAACCTGCTTGACGTCGTCTATCCGTACAGCGATACGTACGAGGTCACGGAGCCGGGTAAGCGTCCGGCACTGGACGACATCACTGGCTTTTCCGATGAGCTGGACTTGGATGCGAGAATCCTGCGTGATGTTCTGCCGAACGGGCTGGCGGCGAAGCTGCTCGATGAGGAGAATCCGTCGCTGGCAAATTACTTCCAGCAGCTTTTTGAAAGCAACCTTATCGCAGCCGGCAAGCAGATTCCTGCAGAGGCGGAGAGCATCGAGCTCCCATACGGCGGCATTGAGTTCTGCGAGTTCGGGCGCTGGAATTACTGAGTATATCCGCGGCAGACCAGCCGCAAAAAATAAAATCCGCCGACCATAGCGGAAAGGAGAAAACGAATCATGGACGAAAACACCGAAGTGATGGAGCAGACTGCAGACCAGCAGGACAGCTTTCTTGCAGGGTGGGACGAAGACGACGTCAAGGTGGAAGCGGTAGACCAGCCGGAAGAAACCGAGAGCGCACCGGAGGCAGCGGAAAAGGAGGAGGCCGGGATTGCGGAAGCAGTACCTGCTGAAAATCCTACCGACATTCCGAAGCAGCCGGAGGCACAGTCGTGGGTCGTCAAGCACATGGGCGAGGAGCGGAAGATGGCAGCATCGGACATTACGCCGGAGCTGCTGCAGAAGGGCCTCGACTATGACAGAGTGCGCGGAAAGTACGACGAGGCGAAGCCCGTCATGGAAATGTTCACGGAGTTCGCAAAGAGCGCCGGCATGACCGTGACAGACTACGCAAAGTACATCCGGGCCGAGGCCAAGAAGGCCAGCGGCATGAGCGAGGCGGAGGCCAAGCGGGCCGTGGAATTGGAAGACCGCGAAGCTGCAGTCAATGCGGCGGAGGCGGCACAGAACGAAAGCAAGAACGCAAAGGTTGTGCGGGACGCCAGAATCAAAGACGACCTCGCCAACTTTCAGGCAGCGTTCCCCGAAATTTACAACCAAGCAAAGGGCGACCCGAAGACAATCCCTCAGAGCGTCTGGAACGATGTCAGCAGCGGCAAGATGACGTTGACCGCAGCCTATTCCAAGTACGCCGTCGCACAGGCACAGGAGCTTGCCCGCTCCGCAACGGAAGCGGCAAAGACCTCAGAGAACAACCAGCGCAATGCCTCGCGCAGCACCGGCAGCATGAAGTCAGCCGGCAACGACGCGAAGAATCGCGATGCGTTTGCTGCTGCCTTTGACGAGGGGTAACAGAAAACGGGGCGCACCTCTGCCCAAAATGAAAGTGAGGATTTTATCATGGCACTCGATTACACCGTAAAGTATTCCAGCAAAATCGCTGAGAGATTTCATAAGGCATCCGTTACCGACGCAGCAGCCGGCAAAGAGTATGAGTTCACCGGCGCCCGCGGCGTACGCATCTACAGCATGGTCGCAGCCGACCTCGCAGATTATACCCGCGGCTCTACCCGCTACGGCAGCGTGACCGACCTCGAGCTGACCACGCAGGAGATGCTGTGCTCTCAGGCCAAGGCCTTCACCAAGCACATTGAGGCTCTGGACAACAGCGACGTCGCCATCGACATGGCCGCCGGCAAGTTCCTCCGCATGGAGCTGGACGAGAAGGTCATTCCCACGATGGACAAGTACCGTCTGAAAAGATGGGTCATGGGCGCAGGCACTCTCAAGAGCATGAGCGATGCCCCCACCAAGAGCACCATCGTCGGCGACATCATGGATTTGAAGGGCAAGATGGGCGACAACCTCGTTCCCGACACCAACCTGACCCTTTACATCTCCAACACCTACTACATCATGCTCAAGCAGGCTGATGCCATTGTCGGCCTCGACGGCGGCACCTACGCACTGAACGCCGTGGAGAAGGGCGTTGTCGGTATGTTCGACGGCATGAAGGTCGTCAATGTTCCGTCCAGCTACCTGCCCTCCAACTGCTACTTTGTCATCAAGGCAAAGGGCACCTCTGCCGACCCCGTCAAGCTGGCTCAGTATGATGTCATCAAGAAGTCCGTCGGTTACTCCGGCCCCGTTGTGCAGGGTCTGTGCTACTACGACGCCTTCGTCATCGGTGCAAAGAACGTCGGTATCGGCGTGGCCGGCTCCAGCGCCTGCGTGCTGGCAGCTCCCGTCATCACCAATACCAGCAACGTCTGCACCATCACCGCCGTTTCCGGCGTCACCTTCAAGTACACCGTGGACGGCACCGACCCGCGCTGCAGCACCACCGCTGCAACCTACGCAAGCGGCGTGACCCTGACCGCAGGCCAGAAGTTCCGTGCTATCGGCACCAAGGACGGCTGCGTCGGCGCAGAAGCCTCCAGCAGTTACAGCGCATAATAAGCGCCCCAACCACAGGGCCCTTGCAACCGCAGGGGCCCTTTTTCCAAAGAGAGGAGACACATGGGCAGACCACCGAAATACCAAGGCCCGACCATAGACCTTGGAGAATTGAATCCGAAGCAGAAGCTGTTCTGCCAAGCCCGGTCGAGATACGTCGGGTACGGCGGCGCGCGAGGCGGCGGAAAATCCCACGTTGTCAGAATCAAGGCGCTGGGCGGCGCGATGGCGTATGCGAACATCCGCATCCTCATCGTCAGGCGCGAGTACCCGGAGCTGGAGCAGAACATGATACTGCCGATGCGGCGTATGGTGCCGGCAGAGCTGGCGACCTACAACGGCGGCATGCGCATGTTCACCTTCGCAAACGGGAGCGTCATCAAGTTCGGACACTACGGCAACGGCGACGAGATAGAGTATCAGGGTCAGGAATACGACTGGATATTCATTGACGAAGCCACACAGTTTACGGAGGCGCAGTTCAGAACGCTTGGCGCCTGCCTCCGCGGCGCGACGAAGATTCCGCGCCGGATGTATCTTACCTGCAACCCCGGCGGCATCGGTCACGAATGGGTCAAGCGCCTGTTCGTGGACAAGGAATACAACGACGGGGAAAACCCGAAGGACTACACCTTCATCCACGCAACCATAGACGACAACCCGCAGCTCCTCGAGGCATCGCCGGAATACAAGCAGATGCTGGATATGCTGCCGGAGGATGTGCGACGGGCGTGGCGCTACGGCGACTGGGACGCACTGGCCGGCACCTTCTTCCCGGAGTTCCGGGACGAGACGCATGTTATCGAGCCGTTCGTGCGCATCCCGGCAGAGTGGAAGAAGTACCGGGCATTTGACTACGGCCTTGACATGTTCGCCTGCCTCTGGATTGCCGTGGACTTTGACGGACGCTGCTATGTGTACCGGGAGGTGCAGCAGAGCGGACTTATCGTGTCGGACGCCGCCAAGCTGGCGCTGTCACTGACACCGGACTATGAGCATATCGAGTTCACCATTGCCCCGCCGGATATGTGGAACAGGCAGAAGGACAGCGGAAAGAACATGGCGGAGCTGTTCGCCATCAACGGCCTCGGCATCCTGAAAGCCAGCAACAACCGCGTGCAGGGCTGGATGGCGGAAAAGGAAATGCTCAAGCCACTGAAACACGACAACGACAGACCGGGCATCCTCGTCACGAAGGACTGCCGCGGCCTGATACGCAATATCAAGCTCATCCAGCACGACGAGCGAAACCCGAGCGACTGCGCAACGGAGCCGCACAGCATTACGCACATCAACGACGCGCTGCGCTACTTCTGCATCACGCGGACGCTGGGCGCGGAGGCGGAGGCAATGACAACGCAGGACGACTTCTTCACCGAGAGAAGCACGGACTACGACGAGGAAATGACCGGCGGCGACATGGATGCGAGCTACCTGACATACGGAGGTGGATAACCCTTGGCAAAGATTACGGCAAACAACGACGTGACCGTTCTGAAAATCAAAGAGTTCCTCGGCCTGAACGAAAGCCAAGACGGAGACACCACGCTGAAAAACGGCGAGATGACGAGGATGCGAAACTTCCGCATTACGCAGGACAGGCACCTGCAGATTCGCCCCGGCACAAAGACGCTTATTTCGCTGTATGAGGCCCTCGAGGACGAGATGGGGGAAGATGTCCCGCCGCAGGCAGATACGCGCATACGCGGCACGTGGCTGGGCACTGTCGGCAACAAAGACCACATCATCGTATCGTACGGCGGATATGTATGGGACGTGATGATTGACGACCCGATTTACGGCACGGACGTTTCTGTGCTGGGCCAGTGCGAGGACGCGGAGACGCACTTCTTTGCCTTCGGCGGAAAGGTGTATCTCATTGACGGCACAAACTACAAGGCGTGGGACGGAACGGCCGGAACGCAGTTCGCAACCGTGGACGGGTACATCCCGCTGGTGCAGACGGCGACGACGCCGGCAGGCAAGGGAACGCTGGTGGAGAACATCAACCGGCTGAACGGCAAGCGGCGCGTGGAGTTCTCCCCGGACGGCACGGCCGTGACCTTCTATCTGCCGGAGGCACCGATTACTTCCGTTGACGCCGTGACGCAGCAGGGCACGCCGATGGTGGCCGTGACAGGCGCCACAACGACGGTGAGCGGCGGCAGCGTGACTGTGAGCAACGCGGCGACCTGCCTTGCGAGACTTATCGCGCTGGGCGCAACGGGCGCCGGGAGCTACGTGCTGACCTACACCGACGCGAACAAGTGGAGCATCACAATCGGCGGGCGAAGCTACACCGGGTACACGAATCTGAGCACTGTGTTCGGCATGACGCTGAGCGGGACGCCGGCAGAGAACGACACGATTACGATTACGGTGGGCAACTCTTGGACGGCAAATCTTACAAACGGCACCGTAACGTTCTCCGCTGCACCGGCGGAGGGCACCAACACGATTGAGATTCAGTACACAAACGGCAGCGGAAGCCGAAGCGAAGTGCTTTGCATGAAATACTCCGAGCTTTTCAACGGCAGCACGGACACGCGCATCTTCCTTTACGGCGACGGGACGAACATCACGATATACAGCGGCATCCCGTACGCAACGGGAAAGCCGAGCGCGGAATACTTCCCTGCCCTTTACGAAATCGCCGTCGGAGAGCAGAACACCCCGATTACCGGACTTGTCCGACACTACTCCCGCATGATGGCCTTCAAGACCAACAGCGCGTGGAGCATCCAGTACGGCACGCTGGAGCTGGAGAGCAGCCAGACCACGGCGGCGTTTTACGTGCAGCCTGTCAACCGGCAAATCGGAAACGACGCGATGGGTCAGGTGCGGCTGCTGGAGAATAACCCCATGTCACTGGACGCCGGCAGCATTTACCAGTGGGTCGGCAGCAAGAGCTACGGCTATGTGACAAGCAGCGAGACCAACGCGAAGCGCGTCAGCGACCGGGTCATCAACACCGTCCGCAGCTTCGAGCTCAAGGACACAAAGACATATAACATCAAGGGCAACTACGAATACTGGGCCGTATACGGAAACAAGTCCGTCATCCTCAACTACTCCAGCGACGCGTGGTATGTATATGAGGGGCTGCCGCTGAAAGGGCTTATCGAAAAAGACCTGAGCGTTTACGGCTTCTACGACAACGGCGACGTCATTGAAATCAGCCGGAAGTATTACAGCGACGACGGCGAGGCAATCGACTGCTACGCCGCCACCGGCGCGATGGACTTAGGCAAGGACTGGATGCTGAAATACAGCCCGATGTTCTTTGTGTCGATGATGCCGGAGCGCAACGCCAGAATCAACGTGACCGTGGAGAGCAACCGCAGAGGCGACTATCCGACAAAGACGATTGCATACGGCC